ATGCTGAAGCCGAGTGAACTGGAACTATTGGCCGACAAGATAGCCAAAAAGCTCCACCGTCTCAATGATGAAGTGCTTTCTGTTGCCGAAGTCGCAAGAATGCTCGACAAGACAGAGGGAGCAGTGAAAAAGATGTGTTACAGGGGGCAGTTGCCACACCGTAAACAGCAGAAGTCATATTACTTCAGCAAGAAAGAGATAACAGAATTTATTCTATCTAATGAATAAACTATAAACTTTCCTTTTTCAAAGTCCACCCACAGCCTGCTGTGAAGCCCACTGTGAGTGGCATTTTTTCAACTCTCAAATTACAGGAAAATGGAAGAAAAACAAATAGCATTGAAAGCCTCATTATGCAACCGCCTATCGCAAATGGTGCTCGACCATAATCTACCTGTGAATATCGTTGTCGGTGAGAATCTGACCTATTTGCGTACAGTAACATTGACATATCACCTGCGCGATGAAATGCTTGTTGAGTGGCTTATCTACCGTGTAACAGAAGATGACGATTATGCAGTATGATACAGGCAACCGACCTTTACAAAGCGACACGCGACGGTTTAGACATCATTCTCCGCTACTATCCACAAGCTGCTGATGTTGTCGGAACGAAGAACAAATTCAGGGCGAGGCAGAATGAAAAGACTGCTTCGGCCTGCTTGCACTATTCCGGCGGAGTGTGGAAAGTCGTAGATTTCGGCGACGACGGGCACGCTCTTTCTCCCATAGATATATGTATGAAAGAGGAAGGCATCACCCACTTTTACGAAGCGGTGTTGCACCTTGCAGGTATCTTCGGCATAAACGAAGAACTCTCGCCTACAATCAACAAGCCACGCATCGAGAAACGCCCGGCAACGAGCGAAGAGAAAGAGGGAACACGCATATTCTCCCTTTTGGAGTCCATACCCGAAGAACATCTTAAAGTCCTCGGCCCGAAAGTACGGGCAGAACACGCAGAGGCTCTTAATTGGTACGAGGCAGAATATGTAGGCTATGTGAAGAACAGGGAAGTAACACTCAAATATAGCACAGCGAACTATCCTATATTTATGCGTGAATGCCGTACAGACGACGGCAAGGTGTTCTACAAGATATACGAACCACTCAACCCCGAAAAGCAGTGGCGTTTCTCATACACTCCCGAAGGAGTAAAGCCCAAAGACTATATCAACGGCCTGCGCGAGTTACAGGAGCAGTTCGGCAAGCTCAACAGTTGCGATGATGAAGAAGAGGGCGAACAACGGGAAAGAAAGCTCGAAGAGATATTTATATGCAGTGGAGAGCGCGACGCTCTTTGCTTAAAGTCTATGGGCTACATTCCTATATGGTTCAATTCCGAGACATACACCCTCACAGAGTCCGAGGTTGCCAAACTCTACCGTTATGCCGATACCATATACAACATTCCCGACATCGACGCTACAGGGCGTAAGAAAGGTGCAGAATTGGCACTGCGCCATATCGACATATATACAGTGTGGCTCCCCGAATGGCTCTCCACCTATCGCGACAATCGCGGTAAGCCTCGCAAGGATCTCCGCGATTGGCAAGAACTTCGCCGTGATGTTGCCGATTTTCGCGACCTCATTAAAATGGCGATGCCTGCAAAATTCTGGGTAGAGACAATCAATGAAAAATCGTGCAAGAGAGAACTTACCATATCGGCAGTACGCCTTTATTACTTCTTGCAGTTGAACGGTTTTCGTACACTGCGCGATACCAATGCAGCCAATACCCGGTACATACAGGTTACAGGCAACATCGTAAAGCAGATAAAGGCGAAAGATGTACGCCGTTTCGTGCGCGAATGGGCTGAAGAACGCTGTTTGGCAGAGAATATCCGAAACCTCATTGTAAACTCAATGAAGTTTTCGGAAACCTCTCTTGAAAACCTCCGCGAGGTGGAATTGGACTTTACCACCTTTACCCCCACAACACAGTTCTTCTTCTTTACCCGTAAATCAATCGAGGTAACACCTTCAGAGATTATAGTGCATCAAAAGGGCGATACATCTTTTCAGCACTATGTTTGGGAAGATAATGTTTTGCCTTATGAGTTTACCGTTATGCCCGATATGTTCAGCATCACACGCTCCGAGCAAGGGGGCAAGCCACACTTCGACATCGAGGTGCTGGAGTCCGGCAAAAGCTGCCTATGCGGTTACGTTATCAATTCAAGCCGTATCTATTGGCGCAAGGAAATGGAGTACCGCTTCGGCGAAGACAGGGAAGCAGCAGCCGAGTATGCAGCCACCCACCGCTTTTGCATCGACGGCGAGGGATTGACACCCACAGAGATAGCCGAGCAGAAGCAGAACCTTATAAACAAGATATTCGCTATCGGCTATATGCTCCACCGCTATAAATCTCCCTCGCGTGCGTGGGCTCCGCAGGCAATGGATAACAAGATAGGCGAGAATGGCGAGTGCAACGGCCGAAGCGGAAAATCATTCCTCTTCAAGGCTCTCTCGATGTTTATGCGTACAGTCAAGTTATCGGGAAGAAACCCAAAACTGATGGATAACCCCCACGTTTTCGACCAAGTGAACATACACACCGATTTTGTGCTTGTCGATGACTGCGCCCAATACCTCTCTATGGGGCTGTTCTATGACATCATCACAAGCGATATGACGGTGAACCCGAAGAACAATCAAAGTTACAGCATACCCTTTGAGCAAAGCCCCAAGTTTGGTTTTACCACCAATTATGTACCGCTGGACTTTGACAGCTCCACCGAGGCGCGTATGCTCTATATGGTCTATAGCGACTATTACCACCAGCTCACTGAGACAAACGACTACCTCGAAACACGCTCCATACGCGATGATTTCGGGCGCGACCTCTTTACACACGATTACAGCCCGGCTGATTGGAACGCTGATATAAATTTCCTTATGCAGTGCCTTCGCTTTTACCTCTCCCTATGCCGGGAGAATATCAAGATATTGCCCCCAATGGATAATATCTTGTTACGCAAATACAGACAAGACATCGGAAATAACTTTGAAGATTGGGCTAACGGTTATTTTGCTGAAGACGGCGACAAACTCGACAAACTGCTTATACGCCGTGAGGTGTTCGATGACTACCGCAAGTATGCCAACGTAACCAACCTCACAATGCAGCGTTTTACGCAGAAACTGCACTCTTTCTGCCACCTTTGCCCCTATATCGACACGCTCAACCCTGACGAGCTTTGCAACAATCAAAAGCGCATATCAAGGCGTGTTGAGGGCAATTTCGTGGATATGATATTCGTGCAGACAAAGAGATACAAAGAGAAGAAAAATGACCCTAACGAATTTATACCCGATGAACAATTCCTTTAGAAACGAAACAGTACGCACTCTTGTGCAGTCCTACACCGTTGCACAGTTCAACGAAAAGTATCTTGCCGACAAAGAATTCCGCAAGTTTGCAAGGAAGGTATATGCCTACTTTGACAATATGCGACACGGCACACGCCTTCGTTTATCCTCATATCAAGGTCAAAAGTTGGAATGGCTGTTGCTCACCTATGTGGCCTTCTATTTTGAAGGGGCACATTGGCTGGAGTTCTTCATATCCGATGACTACAACACCATTGTACGGCGCAACATCGCTCCCGAAGATTTCGACAGGGAAGTAGAGCAATGGCTTAATTGGAAAAAGGAACATCAGCATTAAATCCTCTTCTACCACACACTGCTGTATGGCATTTGCCGTGCAGCATTTTTTTGTGCCGTAAGCAAAGGCAACATCTTTCAATTTTACCTCTTCTTATTTCCGTACTAATCTTTTGTATCTTTGTATCAAAGCAAAAGAAAGAAGATATAACTTCTTAATAATAAAGGAGAAATTCACAGATACAATCTTGATACAAACCTGATACAATTCTCTTCATTCCTGCTTTTGTATCACCTTACATACCTCTTCATCGTTTTGTATCATAGGACAAATTTAACTTGTATCACATTTGTATCGACCGCAAGTACTTGTTATATAGTATGTTATGCCGATTTCAATACAAAGATACAGCGATACAAACTTTTTGTGTCTTTATACCACCTGCCTTGTTCTTCTCTCCACTCTTTGCTCTTTCATCTTTGCTCTTTTCCCCTTTCCCCACATTGATACTCTGTTTTGACTTTTTCGTGTGCGAAGGTAGGGCAAGAGGCAACAGCACAAGGACACAGCGAGTTTACACCAAAAATCTCCACTCCTGCCGGGTAGTATTTACAGCAGTTCCTGCCTTTCGTATAAATCCTTGTTGCTCTTGTTGCCTTTGACCTTGCCCTGTTGCTTGCACATAAAAAGTTTCAAAAACAGAGTATTCACATTTAGTTTCAAGGTTATGGAAAATATCAATGCTTCGCAGAAGAGAGTACGCCCTAAAGATTGGGCAGATGTGGTAAAAGAACACGAGTATGATTACACAAGCGGTAATCCTGCTGTATATGTCGGCACATATTACAAGTACAATAACGGTTCGCTTTACGGAATGTGGGTAGATTTGACCTCGTTCTTTGATTACGATGAATTTATAGAGTTCTGCTATTTGCTCCACATTGATGAAGAAGATCCGGAATTTATGTATCAGGATTATGAGAATTTCTCTTCAGAATGGTATTCTGAAAGTTGCTTTGATGAAGTTACATTCGACAAGATTATAGAGTACGGCAATATGGACGAAAAGGATAGAAAGTTGTTCGATGCCTTTACAGAGCATTACGGCAGTGGCTACACGCTGGAAGATGCCAAAGAGCGTTTTCAAGGTGAGTGGGATAGCGAAGAGGAATTTGCCGAACACCTCGTTGATGATTGTTACGGCGATATGCCCGAATTCGCCCGTCGCTATTTCGATATGGAGCAGTTCGCACGCGATTTATTCAATTTCGATTACACGTTCATTGACGGATATGTATTCTCGGATTAAGCAGCACTCCTGCAAAGGCCCTCGAAAGAGGGCTTTTTTTTGTTCGTGTATTCCTTGCCAAAGGTCTTTTTCAATGGCTTTATAAAGAGATAAATTTGTAGTAATAAACAACAAAGATATGAGCCAATTTACTATACATCTTGATTTAGAGCCATACCTCGCACAGTGGTTCATACACGAGCAAGGCGGTGAGCACCCTGTAACTCTTACACGAGGCAGTGCCGAGAGTGATATTTTGGAGCTGTTCTTAAAGCCCCAGCCCTCTGCAATACCTGCACGCACGGCTCCCACCGACACGCAGATATTTATACCCACGTTCAAACATAAAGATGTGAGAACATATAACTACCTGCCACCACGCGCCACCCTCGCACTCAAAAAGACCATACGCACCCGTTTCGTTATCCAGTTGTGGAACGACCTCTACAAGTTCGAGAATATAGGCAAGCGAAACGATGAACTTATTTACGCTTGGATGGAAGCGCACGGCATAGAACTTAACGAAACGAATTGGTGTGCTATCTCAAAAATCTATTACCGCAAGAGAAAATCATATCTTACCGTAAAAAATCGTATGAATTAAGAAACATATTGCATTTTATTTCGAGTTTATTTAATCGCTGTTTTTGAGTAGATTTAATTTCAAAGATTGCAGGTAATAGTGGACTATTTCCAAAAGCATTGAAATTGAAGATGGCAAAAACAGCATTAAAGAGACCGAAACCAATTTTTCATTTGATTACTTAACTTTTTTAATAAAATAAATATGTTTCTTTTTACTACTTCAAACGCCTTTTGTCCTAAAATGATTTTTGTTGAATTTGTTGCCGTATGAAAGTTTCCCTGCCCTCAATCACCAAAATAGCCTATCTCCCCTGTTCCGAGTTGTCGCCCGACATCGTTTTCCGCTACAAGGTAAAAATGCCTGTTGCAGTCTATGCAGGTACAACACCTATCACTTTTTACGGTACACCTTCCTGTGATACTGTTTCAGAGTACGAGAACAAAGGTCGCCTTGAAAAAGCCACTCTCAAATTCTCCACTCTCGACGAGCTGCCTACTGCCTTTCCTATCGCTTTCGTGGTTACTACGGCTAACGGTCGCTCATATCTCATAGGTGCTATGGAGCGACCATTTCCCGTAGTGAAGATTGAGAGTACCACCGGCGCACCGGACGGCGACGCTGCAACAGACAAGGTTACAGTTACCTTTTCTGCTCCGAAAGCACTCGTTCCGTGTGTCGTATAGTGTTAGCCTAAAATCTTAGTTATTCCGCCAATTCCTAATCCAACTAATGCGACAATACCAAGAATACCAAATTGTTTATTGTTCCGTGGAACTAGATTCTTTAAAATTGTTTCAATATTTGTTTCCATATTTTTTTTATTTTTTATAAGTCTTATCACAAATAAAATGCCAAAGGACATTTTACCTACTATTAGCTGCAATAATCTGCCTTTTTGTCCATAATGATGTCATAAATGTCATATTTCCTCGTCTTTTATCTCCCTTTATTATATATATACTTTCGTGGCAAAGCAAAACAATAAGCAATGCCACAGAAAAATTATCACCTACACCTCAAAGGCCTTGTCGGAGGCTATGACTTCGACAGCTCCTATGTGGATTTCATTCTCGGCAAGCACAAGGACGAGCAGGTCAATGTGCTTATCGACAGTCTTGGCGGTTCAGTCAGTACCGCACTATCAATAGCAGCCGCATTTTCCAATCACGGAAATGTGGCAGTTCACTATGTCGGAATGAACGCATCGGCAGCCACCATTGCCTCGCTCGGAGCGAAGCAGGTAACAATCGACTGCAATGCAATGTACCTCGTGCATAAATGTTCGGCAGAGTTCTTCAAGTGGGATAACCTCAATGCCGATGACCTCGACGCACTCATTGCACAGTGCAAGCAGATGAAGAACGACCTTGACAAACTCGACGGCAACATCGCTTCGATGTATGCCGGCAGATGCAAGAAGAACAGCGAAGAGTTGCTTGCCCTCATGAAGGTCGGCGGTTGGCTCACTGCACAAGAGGCAAAGGAATGGGGCTTCGTCGATGAAATCACCAACAGCAAGGAAGATGCAGCCCCTGTGCTTACCGATGCCGTAGCAAGCGCAATGGCCGACGCAGGCATACCCATTCCTAACATCGCAGTTCCCGACACCGCAAACTCCTTCCTCGCTTTCCTCAAAAGTCTGTTCCGCAACAACAGCAACAGCAATACTTCCAACAACTCAAAACCCGATAACAAAATGAAGATTACAGCAACACATCTATGCGATGCGCTCGGCATTGAGAGCATCGAGGCGGTGGATAACAAAGTTACCCTTACCGCAGAGCAGGCGCAGAGTATTGACAACGCACTTGCAGAGAGAGAGAACACAATCACCACGCTAAAGGCAGAGGTCGAGACTATGAAGCAGAAACCGGCCGACAGCACCAGCACCATTGTCGATGACAAGGCAAAGGGCGGTGAGAAGAACGAGGCGGAAGAGTTTGCCGAGACGGTGAACGAGGCCATCAAACTATTCAACTCAATCTAACACAACCAAGAAAAACTATACTATTATGGCAGGAAAACTGATTTTCACTCTTGATGACTACCAAAAGGCAGCAATCAAGTACCGCAAGCAGCTCCTTATGCTCCCGATTATCGGCATACAGGACACGTTGCAGTTCATGACGCCCCGCCCCGGCATACGCTACAAGGAGAATGTGGGCGACATCAATGCAAACGCACAGTTCGCACCCTACAAGCCTACACGCCGTACCAATGTGGATTTAACGCTGAACTTCCGCACGCTGGAGACATTCTTCGGCAATGTGGCAGCAGACTTCGAGCCCAACACCGCAATATCCACCCTTCTTGGTACAGGTGCAACAAAGGGCGACGGGCAGATGAAGACACCCACAGCACTGCACGTACTCGCACAGGTGGCAAAGAGCCTTTCCGAACACCTCAACGACGCTATTTGGAGCGCAAAGCGCAATGCCAACGGCGACACCACAATGGACCTGTTCGACGGTTTCGACACTATCACCGCAAAGGAGATTGCATCGGGTGCCATTGCAAAGGAAGAGGGCAATTATATGAAGCTGACAGAGGACATCACAAAGGCAAATGCCGTTGATGTTGCGAAAGAGATACTTTTCTCTCTCGACCCCCGTCTGCGTAAGGAAGATTGCTACCTCTTCTGCTCACAGGACTTTGTGGATAAGTACAACGAGGCTTACCAAGTGTCGCACGCAGGCATTATTTACAACAAGGAGTACGGACAGATTTCCGTTGAGGGTTCGGCAGGCAAACTGAAGCTCATACCGCTTTACAACAAGGCAGACTCCAAGTATCTGCACGTTTGCCCGAAGGCCAATATGCTCGTAGGTTTCGACCAGATGGGCGACATCGAGAGCATTCTTGTCAAGGAGTACGCTCCTTTCGTGCTTACCTACATCGCCACAATGTTCTTCGGTGTGCAGTTCGAGAGCATAGACAAACGCCGTCTTAAGGTCGTTGAACTCAATTCGGCACAGTAATAACCGCTAATACCTATAATTATGGCAAATTGCAATAACATACAGGCATCGCTGGCGTGGTGTCAGGGCACACCCGAATTGCCCGGCATACGCCGTCGTGCTTACTACACATCGAAAGGCAATATCGTGAAGTGGCCGCAGTTGCAGCACTATGTAAATGGTCGCCTCGTGTCGGCTATCCTCAATGGCAGTTTTGAATTGTTAGCAGAGCAGAAATGGAAGTACATTGACATTCTGCCCGACAAATCACAGCTCACAAGCGACCCGCAGGGCGAAGTTCCTTCGCAGACACAGCTCAACAAACTTACGCTTGTTCACCCGGCTGTCGGTGAAGAGGCATCGGCAGCAGCAGCCTACATCAACAATAACGACATTGTTTTTGTAGTGCAGGATATGAAAGGCAAGTGGCGTGTCGTAGGCAGTGAGAAGTGGCCTACCAAAGCCACCGTAGCGCAGGATGTGGGGCAAGGTGCTACAGGTACTACCTCTACCACCATTACCGCAGAGGCTACCGATGAATGCCCTGCACCTTTCTATCGCGGTACACTTGAGACAGAGGACGGAAGCATTGTTTGCGACAGCACCGACGACGAGAATATCATTGACGGCTAACACTTTCATCTTTCAACTCACAGCTACTTATGCAGGACACCGGGGACACCATAAATGATATAGGTGCTATCCTTGAAAGTATCGAGGTTGCACCTGTTGAAGTGGGTGTACTCGGTGCACCTGCTTCGCAGGAGGGCAAGGACATCTTTGCCGAACAGCAGCGTAAAGGTTGGGATAAAAGCGTAGAGGCAAGGTGCGACTTTACAAGGAAGGTACGCCTTACCCGTCGTGGCGGTGTATTCTTCATTTCGATATGGCAGAAGTCTATCTTCGGGCGTACACTCACCGAGATAAAGGCCGATGACAGTATGGTGCAGTTCTTTGCGGACAATACGGCCGACCTCATACGGCAGATTGTCGGTAAACACCTATGCAAAGGCTGTTGGGCTATCTGCACAGCACCGAAGCGCAGACACCTTACAAAGAACTTTGCTACACGCATAAGCGAAGAAATTGCCCGGCAGTTGAAGATACCCTTTTACGAAGATGTAGCCTTTTGCAAGAACAAACAGCGTATCAATGCCGAATACACCCTGAACATACTGCCCCAAGAGCCAAACATAATAGTCTTTGACGATTTTGTTACCACAGGCTCCACAATAGGCAGTATGTACCGCCTTTTGTCGCAGTACGATAAGAACATTCTATTTTTCACAGGAATAAACAACAAGCTATGACTTTTGACCACGATTTTACCGAGAAGATACAGCAGTGGCTCGACACACCGCACGAAGAGCGCGATTATGAGCAAGGTGCATTGTACCTCCTGAAGCTCAACGGCAATCAGATTATGTATCGTAATCTCATTGCCAACCCTCGCGGAAAGGCCGAGTTCATCGAATACCACCTTCGCAAACATTATGGTTTCCGAGTAAAGGAATTGACACATACGCAGGTCGCCCAAATGCAGAAGCAGGTTGAGCAGATAGAGAAGAAACATTATTCATTCGCAGAGGATAATCCTGCAAAGGAGTTCAAGCAGGGCAAACGTGCCGACCACGATACACTGCCGGAAGAGATACAGGCTTTATACGTTGAGAACCTTTCCATTCTACAGCGTATGCGCGAGGTACATTTGCGTTTGCGTACACTCTCCACTGCGGACTCTCCTTGTCCGGACTCCGAGCGTTACCCATTCCTTAAAGAACTTATCGGATTAGATAAGAAGATACACGCAAATTGGGAGCAGTACGACCATTATGTTGCCGAGAGTACCGAAGAGCCTGTAAAGGTTGAAGAGAAACCGGCACGAAAGAAACGCACGAAGAAAACAAATAGTTGATTTCTCATTTCTCCTTTTATGAAACGCAATACCTCTATAAACGACATCTTGAAGCCATTGGGGGATAAGCCATATCAAGCCTATCTCTCCAATGTGCTGCAAGTTGCCGATGTTTTGGAGTGGGTGCTGGAGCAAGTAGGAACAGCCGAAGTATGGCAGACATCGTTTTCCATATCGGAAGAGTTCCTGCGTCGCCTCTTCTTCATCGAGAAGAGTGGACGGGTGAAGCGATTTAATCTCGTACTCGACCACAAGGCGACAAACAAGACACTCAAATTGTGGGCTTTCATTACACAGGTTATTGAGCGTACATACCTTGCCGACAATCACAGCAAGATACTTCTTGTTCGTTCCGACTCTGGCGACACCGTTTCCGTCGTTACCTCGCAGAACTTGACACGAGGCAATCGCTCCGAGTCTGCTTTCATCACCACAGACAAGGAAATCTTTGCCACGCTCCACGCACAGGTGCAGGAGTTGATAAAAGGCCACAGCGTACCACTGAATGATTTATTTTCTCAAACAATCAATTCGTAGTTTTCCGTTTTCATCTTTCATCTTTCAGCTTTACATTATGACCTACACAGAAGAACAGCTTACACAGATAGAGAAATTCGCCAGCATATACCTCAAAATATCGGATATGGCAGTAATCCTTGACTTGCCGGCCGAGCAGCTACGCGAGGATATCGCACGCAAAGAAAGCGAAGTCAGCAAGAGATACTACCGAGGCAAGGCAAGCAGCAAAGTGAAGCTCCTGCATCAGGAAATGCTACTCGCACAGGTGGGTAGCCCTCTTGCTATTGAGAACACACATAAGAATTTACTTGATATGGAGGACGACGAATAGCGAAGCAAAGCGAGCTATCGCCGACTATCACAGCATTAGTCAGCCCGACAGGATAAAAGTCTGTCGTGGCTGGGGTGCGAATAGTGATAGGAGGCAATAATGCGTGCCGGTCTATTACTAATACTTTTAACTTCGTTGAATATCGGCTGCACTCGTTGTAAAAACATAAGCAAGCTTTGTTTTCACTCGTTGGCACGATATTTCCCTTTTCAGTTTTCTCCTTTCTCATTTCCTTATGCCTTTCCCCTCTGTTATTGACATAGCCCGAACCGACCTTTTCACCGCTGAAGAGGAGTTGCGACAGCGTTTCCCCGATGTTGTCGTCAATCGCCTTTTGCGAGTACGCGACCTCTACAACTGGTGCATTGCCAATCCCGATGCAAAGGATCGTCAGTTTGTCGAGGTCGCTATGGATAGGTACAGCATATCAAAGCCATTGGCATATTCCGACCTCTCTGTCATAAAGGCGATGTTACCGCACCTTGCACAGGCAAGCCGTGATTTCCACCGTTGGCGGTACAATGAAATGATACTCGAAACATACCAGATGGCGAAGAAACGCAAGGACACAAAGACAATGGAGAAAGCAGCTTCAAGCTATGCGAAGTTTAACCGCATTGACCTCGAAGACGAGCAGGCTGTGCCGTATGACCTCATTGTCGTTCAGCCGTTCACAGCCACCGATGACCCCTCTGTTCTTGGTATCAAGCCTATACCGAACATTCAGGAGAAGATACAGAAGATGATTGCAAAGTACCGTGCCGAGACAATAGACATTGAAGATGTGGAGTACGAAGAGGCAGACTTGGAAGAAGATGTTTTATTTAGCGATAAAGAAACGGAAAGTACCAAAAGTCAGTTATAAATGAAAGTTATTTATTACCTTTGTAAACAAATAATAAATCGTAATGAAAACGGCAAAAACTGTTGATGAACAAATTGATATATTGCGTTCTCGTGGTATAATCATAAACGACCCCGAAAAGGCAAAAGAGATATTGCACGATATTGGTTATTATCGTTTAGGTTTCTATTTCTTCCCGTTTGAACAGACACACCCACAAACGGCGAACAGAACTCATAATGTTGTACCCGGAACATTGTTTGAAGATGCAGTTGCGTTGTACTATTTCGATTTTGATTTGAGAAACATACTTAACAGATATTTGACTCGTGTTGAGGTGGCTTTCAGAACCTATCTTACATACTATATGTCGTTGCAGTATAAAACTGACCCGTTGTGGTTTGTGAGTCCTACTGTGGTTATTCAATCCTTTATAAATGATTTTGATAGAAAAGTATATCAGTCGGAGGCGTTCAGGAAAAACCAGCAGATAAAGAGACATCACAATAAATATCCTGCGGACAAATATGCTCCTGCTTGGAAAACGATTGAGTTTATGACATTCGGTAGTATTGTGAGGCTGTATAAGTCTATTGACAACAAAGACGACAAAAAAGCAATAGCAAGAAACTTCGGTGTCGGCAAATCTGCGGTTTTTACATCTTACATTGATGCTATATACACTTTACGCAACAAATGTGCTCATGGTTCTGCACTATTTGATTTGCAACTCCCGAATGGTATTAGTGCAAAAGGCCCGAAGCTTGGGCTTGCCGGTGCTGATTGCCAAAACTTAAATGGAGCAATAACTGTTCTGCAATATGTGCTGAAGCAAATATCACAGAATAGAGCAAACGACCTGCAAAAGGAACTTGATGATTTGTATGCACGTTTCAAGAAACAGAGAGTTGAACTTGTGGAAATACTCAAAAAATGTTCCGGTCTTAATTTTTAACTATCAAAAACTTGTTTGGCAAAACTTTTGTTCATATATTTGCACAAAGAATCGTGTAATTCACAGCCGTAGTCGCAGTGTCTTGCACGTTAAACAGTACAGTATCAAGCCCAATCCTTAGTCGATTGGGCTTGAGTCATTTTATTTGCTTGTCTTTTTTTCTCGCTAAGTTGCACGCGAAATTTGCAGTGTTACTCATACACTGCAATATGTCAAAGCAAAACAAGGAGATATACTTTAACTCACCGCAACGCCTTACCCAGCTTATCGGGGCAAACACCACCGTTATTGTCGCAGGCCGTCGAACAGGAAAGACGGACAGTATTGCTGCTCCTTTCGTTCTCCGTAATATGCAGCGTATGCCGGGCAGTACAGGCGGTATCGTAGTACCCACCTTCAAGCACGGACTTACTAACACTTTGCCGGGGCTTTTCGCCGCGTGGAAGCGTTGGGGATATATTCAAGGAGTGCATTATGTCGTTGGTCGCAAGCCTCCCAAATCCTTTGCACGCGCAATCATCGAGCCGAGCGATTACGAACACGTTATTTCGTTCTATAATGGCTCCGTTGCAGTCATTATATCACAGGACAGGCCCGGCTCTTCCAACTCGCTTACGCTTTCGTGGTTGCTTATTGACGAAGCAAAGTTCATAGATTATGAACGCCTGAAAGATGAAACACTCCCTGCCAATGGCGGTATAAAGTCCTATTTCGGCAAACACTCCTTCAATCACTCCATAATGATATTGAGCGATATGCCACAGACACAGAAAGGCAGTTGGTTTCTCCATTACAAGGAGAAGATGGATGAAGAACTTATTGAAACAATAAAGGCCACCATATACGAGATATGGAAGACAAAAGAGCGTGTACGCAAGATGAAGAGGGAGTGTAAGGCAGTGCCGAAGTACCTTAAGAATCACCTTCGCCGCCTCGATGCCAGTCTCAATAAGATGCGTTCCGTTGCCGTATATTATAAGGAGTACAGCAGTATCGAGAATTTGCAGCTGCTTGGCGAAAGTTACATAAAGCAGATGAAGCGCGACCTTACCCCCAAGACCTTTCAGACCTCAATCCTCTGTCAGCGCATCGGCATATCCAAGGATGGTTTCTACTCCTCCATGCGTGAGGGACATAAATATAACGCATCGAACTTTGAATACCTCGACAGCCTCGGTTATGACTTCTCACCCGATGCTATGGACAGCCGTACCGACAGCGACGTGAACACCCTTGCCCCCATCTGTATAGGCATGGACTATAACGCCAATATCAATTGGATAGTGGCAGGGCAGATAGAAGGTCGCCGTCTTAACATCATCAAATCCTTTTATGTCAAGTTTGAGAGGAAAATCCCGGCACTCGTCGAGGAGTTCTGCAATTACTACACCCGGCACGAAAACAAGACAGTGATATACTATTACGACACCACAGCGCTTGGAGCAAACTACGCCGTCAATGAGCAGGATTTCCGTTGGGTCGTTATCCACGAGTTCGAGAAGCGCGGTTGGCAAGTCAATGATGTATATCTCGGCAATCCAATGCGCCACGACGAGAAATACCTGCTCATCAATCAAGGTTTCGCAGGCAAACAGCGTCTGATGCCCTTCTTCAATCGACAGAATAACGATGACCTGATACTCGCCATTCAGTCGGCAGGTGTCGTGCGTGGTCGCAACGGTTTCCGTAAGGACAAAGGCGGAGAAAAACTTGCCGAAACGGAAGAAGACCTGCTTCAGCACCGCACCGACGGAACAGATGCTTTTGATACGCTCTATATAGGGTGCGAGAAGTTCCCACAGCACGAGGTGGTTGCGTATAATACAAGTGGGGTGATGTGA